ACCTTTATCCCGAAGTTCGCCTGTGGCATTCATCCACTTTCTTCGGTTAGGTTTCTTTTTGGTAGGGGCGTTGTCTTGCTCAACTCCACGACCGACCGTAATCAATCGCTTATAGCTTGGAATAATAGCCCTTCGTGCTTCCCTGGCAAAGAATACCCTAAAGTCTAATTTTATCGAAGCCAATCCACACCTAATTTCAGAAAGAACCTGGTGCTGTCAGAAGCTAGCTTTGCAATCGCTGGTTTGATCTCAGTCATTACCGCCTCTTTGTCTATGCCGTGTTTCTTGACAGCGTTCACAACTAAAGATTTGACTTTGGATTGCAGGGCTGTCTCTGCTTGCCCTTCAACGATTAGTAGTTTATTGATTTCCATTAGCTAATCGGATCTGTGTCAATATTTACATTATCAGGTTCGCCAGCAATTACAATCTTGCCACCTGTGAGATCATCCACGACCTGTATGTTATCCTTGATATATTCGAGGGCTTCGGCCTCATCCATCTCAGGGTTCTTTCTCATCACATAAAGCAATGGTGAACTGGTCCCGTCTTTCCATTTCATTTGCTCAACTTCGTATTCCTCTTTTTCATCAGAAACAAGGCTCGGTTCCTGGTACTCAATCAGAAGTTTATCAGAAATCTCTTTGCTGATTTCTTTCCCTTCCCTGTGGTAGTTGTTCACAGCGATTATAGTTTCAATCAGCTGGGCATCCAGGGGAGTCATAATATTAATATCATGTGACCAATCCCTCAATAGTGGCTCATTCTGTAATCTCAAAGCAAGACCCGAAACGGCCTGTTTAAAATCGGGCTTGAGTACATTCCCCACATTGTGAGTATTGGAAACCACTGACCATAAGCCTTCGATCAGCTTCATGACTTCTTCATTGTATAGATCAGCCGATAATATCTCGGCCTTCATTTCAGAGCCACCCAATTCATTTTCAGGTTTCAAGGGATGTCTGAGTCCAGTCTTGATTTGCCCACTCTCTCCAACTGTGCCTGAGGGGGTGAAGTTCAATAGTAATATTCTGATCGTTTCTTGGATGGTGTCATCATTAGTGACTGTTAAAAGAACATTGATTGACCTTACCAACTCAACCAGGGAGTCCAGAGCATTACCCCAGAACCCACGACCCCGACCAGAGTATTTGTAAACCACGAAAGGCCAATAAGGTGGACCCTCTAGATCTTCGTTGTCACCAATAGGCTCACGATTCTCGTTGGAATTATCAGGCTCACCACCATCTTTTTTCAGCTTAACTTTGTAGTGGAGTGTGTTGGCTGTGCCGTCATCATTGTACCCTAGCAACTCCCAATATATTCTATACTGAGTGTCACCTTCCCCATCCTGGACATAAGAGAAACCCTTCATTTCCTGATCATAACCATCATAAGTTTCAACCCTGCAATTACCAGCATGCCAACTATTTTCTAAATAAAGTTTATCGAGTGGCGCATAATATCTGACATAAGCGATAATCGTATTGTGAAATCTTGACCTCTCCTGAGTCTCTGACATAAAGCTATTGAGCTGAACCTCTTTCCTCAATTCATCAAAAGACGAAATATCGTCATCCTTAACACTTTCGTCAAACTTGAATAGTGGAGGGGTGTCATAGACATTACAGATCTTTTTTAGGAAGCTAGGTATCAGCTCATCCAAAACGACTGCTCGCATTCGGCTAATATCGCCAGCATCAACATACTTCTTGAGGTCTGCATTTAAGATATTGATTGTGTTTAGAATGTCCCTGGTGAAGAATACCTCTCTCAGGTTTGCCAACTGTTCTAGTTGCTCGTGGCTTGGTTGTGCCAGGGTAATCCCTGAAGTGACTCCGCTCAAACTGCCTGTGTTCATTGTGCTACTCCTAATATTTTAAATTCTGAAGCGAATAGAAGCCAAACCAAGTAATCAAAATTGTCTGAGGCGTGGGTCTGCATGGGGTCGGTTTTGTCTTTGCCACCTGAGTTATCGCTTTCATTGCGTTCTAAATCTAATGCTAGCAGCTTCACTTTACTATTGATATAGCAACGACCATGCTCAAAGAGTGAGTTTACTATGTTGACCCTGTTATTGATATTTGCGTTATGAGTTGGGACTTTCAGCATCACCTGCCACCCATGTTTCTGGAGAGTACTTTTAATGATCATGTAATCGGTTGTGAAATCTCTGTGGCTCTCGTAGTTGTTAGCCGCATCACCTGTCACGATAACTACTTTTTCCCTGTGTTCTTTGAATTGTTTCACGAACTGCAATGCGCCTGCATGGGTCTTGGCGTTGTTCAGTTGGTTGATATCATCTATTACTTTTAACCGCTTCTTGCTTCCCATATAGTCTATTTGGGCAACACTCCAGGCCATAGGGTTCTTGTTAAAATCACAGGTGAGGTACAGGGCTTCGTTTGGGTTGTGCTTCGCTACAAGGTCGTTTATACAATCACTATCGAATGAATAATAGAGCTGGCCACCATACGAAACGAACTGACCCTCCATTTCCTGCTTATAGGTCCGCTCATCTAGTAGGTTGCGAGCTGATTCAATCATTTTAGGTGAAAGAATATCAGAACTAAACCAATTATAGTAACCCCACTCAGGTTCTGAGCTTGTGACAACACCCCCTGACTTTGGTATGCTCACAGGTATAGCGTTCCCTGTGGCGAATAGAGCTTTCTCATAGTAATGGTTTCGGCCTTCAGGTACTCCGATCAGCCAGCACCACCCTTCACGATCAGCGAGAGCAGGGAAGATATTAGCATCAAAGGTGTCTTTCTTCATGTTGCCGTATTCGTCTAAGATCCCACCATTCCAGGGCATACCCTCAATTCTTGCAGGTGCATCCAATCCAAGGACTGTTATCTCTGACCTAATCCCATCATATTCTAAGAATACTGTGAGTTCTGATTCTGAAGGTGTCTTGGACCACCAAGGCTTTGAGAGTGATTTGATATCATTCCAATAGATCTTTTTAGCCTGTGGCCTGGTTGGTGCTCCGCAGAAATAATAGTTAGTCTCCCAGGGTGTCCTTTCAGTGACTGCTTTAGTAACGACAAAGCGTTTGGCGAGTTCTGTTTTACCTGACCTACGACCTGAAGTAACGACCCTGAAGCGTTGGGCAGAATACCAAAGAGCTGTTTGGACTGCGTGATCCCTTAACTTAACCCAACGGCTATAAGGGTTCTGGCTCACTTAGCCCCAACTGTCATTTCATTCATGAAGGCAAGGGTTTCATCCCTGGTCAATGTTTGGTCAACCTTTTCCTCATTCTTGGCATAGTTCACAGATTGCCACTTCGATTTGGCCCTGTTGCCTAAATAATACATTTGGGCTGTGACTGAGGGCAGAGCGAACTTCTTAGTCATCTTCAGGTGGACCACTTCAGCTTCCCCTTGTCCTATCTTGCGTTTCTCTGTTACTGTCTCAGTATATTCATGGCCTGTGCATCTCTGGAGTAAGGCGTTTTCAACCAATTCTATTTCAGCTTGAACCGCTTCTTCGTCTACTCTTTCCCTGCCTGCTTTTATATACTCGTCAAAACTCGCCAAGTTTCGCTGAAACGTTCTATAAGATATTTTGAGAGCTTTCGCCATTTTAGCATGAGACACCCCTTTGTTTGCCATTTGCTCAACGGCTTTTAAATGTTCCCGGGAAGGGATGTATTTTTTACGGGGCATTATTTTTTATATTTTTCGCTCATAATCTTCGGCACAGCATGGTTCCATTTAACCCTGTGGTGGATTCTTGGATGCTGATCTCCCATCATGGCAACCTTCACAGAAGAAGGGTTGTACATAACTGAGAAGAAGGATTTGACATAGGTTCCGTACTGAAGATAAACTTCGGAAAGACCACCAGCATTTTTTTGAGTCTGAAGCTGGAAAATAGAAACCTGTGGGACAGTAAAGAACAAATGACCCCTGCTTCCCATATTCACATAGGTTGTAACATCTTCATTTAATCTTCCCAGGAACTTGAAGGATCTATCGGTGCTACAAAGGAAGGTGTTCATAGCTTTCCTGTGGAGTCTTATCCTGGTGGCCCAATTACTATTCTCGCCCCCTATGTAATCCCCACCCTGAGCAAAAGCCAGGGTAAGTGCTGAAGTGCTTTTATAGAACTTCAGAAGGATTGCGAAAACTGCATCCAGGTCGTTTATTCTTTTTTCGTTGTATTTGAGATCCTGACCAAATTTATACCTGAAGGCTGTGTAATCATCACACATGATAAAAAAGTATTTGATTCCGTTCTCCCTGGCTAAGTCAGGAATTGTACTTGCTGAGAATAAGGTGCTTCGGAGATCTCCGCTATTATCTCCTGCTTCAACTGTGAGTGCTGCCTTCTTTTTATCAAAGACCAGGAGCTCATCACCATATTTCTTTTTGTACTCAGGCATAGTTGGATCCAAGTCATCAGCTACAAGAAAGATCTTCCCTGTGTAGCCCTTGTCCCTGAGCTGTTGGTATGTCCACATTTTGTCAGGTCGGCCATGCACCATAATAAAGACAGCGAAATCATTCCCCATGATCAATTCCAAACTGGTTTTTGATTTCTTCAGTCATAACTACATAACCATTTTCAATAGCTTTCTCGTAGTCAATTACAATCAGGGCTGACTGTTCCATCAGGGCTTGAACTTCAGGTTCAGCGTGAGCGTAATACTCAGCAATCAGATCATATTTGAATACGTTGTGGCGAGATGCTGCTTTCAAAAGAAAGTCCTTCTCGTTCTTCGGGAGCTTTGAAGCCTTGATCGCTTTCTCAAGTTCCTTCTGCTTATCTGAATCAATCAGATCTTTGAGGGCTGGCTTGTCTCCTGTGATCTCATAGACAGGGGCTTCAATCTTGGCTGTGTATTCGTCTTCATCTTCCAGCTTTCCACCTGATCCCTGCTCAAAGAATTGAAGCTCTTCCTCACTAAACCCCCACTCCAACAGTTCTGAATTATCGAAATGGTTAGCGAGCTGATCTAGATCCCATTCACCTGTATTTTTATTGAGCCGAATATTCAACTCTTTTTCTTTGTCGGTATTCAAATTGATGTAGTGGACTGGGATCTTTTCAATGTCGAGGATCTGAGCAATACGCGCGCGCTGGTGGCCTCCAATAATTATATTCTTTCGATCAGGGTTGGAATTCACGATAATAGGATCTACAAAGCCGAACCTCTGGACTGAGTCTTTGAGGTCTTGCCCTTGCTGTTCAGTTAATTGTCTAGGGTTGTACTCTGCAAAGATTAGGTCTGACACTTTGACTTGAACGATTTTCACTTTTCAAACTCCCTCGCCAGTATTAGCTGTTTAATATCAAGAAACATCTTCTCCACCTGGTCGAATGTTTGACAGGCAAAACGACCATCGCCAGATAGATAGATCTTCCTGACATACTTTCCGTAATGTTCTGATTCTTTATCGTTCACGGCGTAGAGTGTTGTTTTCTTCACGACTTCGCCCTCACAATCGTAGAGCCTTTTTTACCAGCAATTACTTTCAGAATAATCTTCCCATCATTTCGGACCGACTTCACTTGATAGAGAACGTGAGCCATCCAAAACTTGCTTCCCTGCTTTAGTACGAACTCTGAGACAAAGTTCATTATGTCGTCAGTATATTCTAACCCAGGGGCTTCGGTTGGTTTTGTAGGTAATTTCTTTTGGTTGCTTTTTGCTTTGCGGATTTGTAACCAAATTCTGAATCTGTTTATCATTGCTTCATCCTTTCATGTAGTTATCCACTAAACGGATAGCTTCATCCAAGCCTCTTGCAAAACTAAAGCACCAGCCTCTTTC